GGACTCTCCCGGTATGTCCCTTTTGTATCTTCTCATTAAACCAACATCGAGACCTTCATAAGAAAATTCTCAGACATGTCTACCTCCTACTACAACATTCCCATTGTCACTGTCGCCCCGACGGAGTCTCTCCGTGTCTACACGGGCTGGGAGCTCATTGATCGAGATACGCAGCTCGCGTCTCTGGCTATGTTGATCTCGCGGTTGAGAAACACTAACCTTCGCGGTGTCGGGTTGGCTGAGGCGGTTGTGGCAGTGTTCACCTGCGCCATCCCAGATATGGCCTCCCAGTTGACAACCATGAAGGCCGTCACTGTATCCGTTGTTCAGGTGACTCCGGTCACTGCAACTGGGTTCACTGACCTAAACCATGGGGCAAGTGGTGAACTCACTAACCTCTTTCAAGTGTCCCCACCTGACCCCGACGCAGCTAGTGTGACCAGCACGGACGGACTGTACGCTGCCGTCGCTTCCATTTTGATGGCTTTTGGAAAACAAGCAGGTGTAGGGCCGGATGCAGCAATCATCAAAGCGCGACCAGCAGCGTTGATCAACAGGTTCTCAATTCCTGAAGCGGACCAGGGGTGCCTACCCGGAAAAGAATATGGACCTGGCCAGGCTGACTTGGGACGGATTTTTGATCTGATGTCAACCTACTCGGAGATTAGAATGCTGGTCACACAGTACTTCCTCGGAGTGGCTAGTAACGTCGGCCACTCTTCTCGCGTCATGGAAATCATGATGACCAATTTCCGTCTCCTGCGTGGAACACAGTTGACTCATATGGGGGCCATCATCAAGTTCATGAACATGCACCCATGGTCGATTCGGGTTCCTGAGCTATCACCGTACTACCAGTCTTTTGCGACGGAACTTGCTCTCTTCGCAAAGCTTCCCGCGGCTGCTCGTGACTATCACCGCATGCTGGCTCCTCAGGCCGACTACATGTTCGTGTCGGCAAATTACCGTCCTCTTATTGCGGTTGCCGGAGACTTTGTCAAGGATGTCGAGGCTAAGTTTGACGGGTACATTTACAATGCGATCAACTACGTCGGTCTCATTGCCAAAGTTCGAACATATGAGCCAGCTCAAGCTCAATTCATTGGGACGAATGACTTGGCTGTTAAGTTGGGTCTTCCTGATGTTACTCTCCCTCCGACTAAAACACCTTCGGCTACAACTCCGATTGCTCCAATCTAAGAACCTGCCAACAAATTGCGACATCTCGATCAAACCATGACACTCATTTCCTGTCTTTGCCTTTATTCTGCGTGCGTATTTAATAAAAAACTGAGACCTCCAACAAAGTATTCTCTCAAGATCACGAACCACCATCACAATGTCAGATCTAGCTCCCCCGGCAACTGATGAAAGTGCTGTCGACCAGATTCTCAAAGCTCCCGAAACGATCGCTGCCACTATCCGTGGTATGTTGAAGACAGGTGATCCTCGCGCAGCCATTACACAGGAAGAAGCTGACCAGCTTGCGGCCGACATAAAGGCCAAGCAGGAGGAGGCCAAGACCTCTAAGAAGGGGAAGCAAGCGGTGGGTCGTAACGAGCCTTGGTCACCCCGCGGTGAAGGACCATCAGGACTTCCAAAAAATCCTCTGTCGACAGCACCTCCTCCTGTCGACATTTTAGACAACTTGGAGGAGCTCTTGTCGGACGAGAGTGAGGAAGTTCACTCATGTGTCGAGACCAACGACAATGATGAAGAGGCCATGGAGAACGACAGCAACTATGTGTCTCCTGAAGCAAGCCAGCAACTTACAGACGACGCGGAGGTCGCCACGGTTGACGACTTGAATGACCTGGCCGAGTCACTAGACGCAAAGATGGGCGCCGATCTAAAGGACCTGGGAGACTCCCTCCGGGCTGAGATTAATCAGCTCCGAACGCTCATCAACTCGCAAGCTGAAGAGCGCCGTCAGAGCATTCGAACGGTCAATGACTGTCGAACGGAGGTAAAAAATCTGGCAGCCAAAATGCTAGCTGGACCGACTACAACTACGTTCGGTCCTGTGAAACCTGAGGCTCAGCAGCCAGCAAAGGGGCAGAAGACTCGTCGAGCTGCTCAGCACCAAGCCACCGCCAGTGTTGGTAGCATTGAGGCCACTTCGCCTGCTGTCGAGAAGGTCACGGCGTTCTTGGTCAAGAATCCCGCCTACCTGCGTGTCCGTGCAGTCCGAAGAGCTAAGTTGACTGAGCTTGCCAAGGAGCTCGGATTCACCCTTCCAACTCAGGACCTGGTTCCAGCAAAATGGGATGCTGATGGAGTCTTAGCCTACTTCTCGAGCACTAAGAAGTGATATAGGGTGAGTTAACGGCCTGATTTCTTTATTGTTCAAACACGGTCCTTACCGACGTCTCCACCCAATCCGATAAAGAAAAAAACTGAGACCTCTAAAAAAACACAGTATGGAGCTCCTATTAAATATACCCGTAGGCGCATACGTGGGGGAACCATCAGTGAAACAACTGATTGAGAGGTCATTCGGCAACCATTACATATCTCCCTCGTCAACAGTGATTAGGGTAGCTGAACTTTTGTACCGCATCCGGTTTGTCTACATACTACGGCACGCTGCCCCACCTGAGATCCGACAGTTAGAGTTTCCACATTTCATTGAGCAGATGAACCGGCTCGTTGATGAAATCGGTAATAGTGTACCTGCTCAACTTCGAGAGATTGCAATGGCTGTGAACCTCGGACGACACCATAACTGGCAACTGTACTCGATTCTAAGCGAGCAAACATGTAAAGTACTGGCTGATCAGTTATTAGCGGCATATCAGGAGAGGGTGATGAGCCATTGCGTAGTCCTCAATGGCTCTAGCAACTCTTCACTGATGTTTCGGATACTGTTTCACTTGCATATTTCCTCAAAGCTTCTCCTAGTTATCGGATCTACTCGGTCAGGGCGCTTGTGTATAAGTACACTCAATAATCAGATCCAGTCATATGTTGATGAGCTTCAGCTTCTAGAGCCAGACTCAAACCGGATTACATCATGATAAACATACTGGATCATGACTTAAGAAAAAACCGAGACCATTGTTCTATTAAGTTTTACTACTGGACTTACACTCTGCTCGAAAAAACATAGACATGGCACTATCTGATAACAGGGAGACTATGGTTGTCAAGACCCAGGAGCTTGACGAAATGATCGATGAGATAGAAGGATACAAGCTTCAGGTTGAAGAGCTAGAGCGTCAACTTGAGTACTGCAGGTCAAGTGGATCACTACTCAGCGAGAAATACGTCGATGTCGATCGTCCGGCCTGGGTAGCTTTCATCGGGACCATAGAGCTCTTATCAGCGGACGACATCGACTCATTCGGGCAACTTGCCCATCTCGGGCTTCTCGACCCTATTCCTATCAGGTGCACACGAGAAGAGATTCGGGTTGTGAATATGAAGATCCAGCATTTTTTTCGATCACCAGGTGTTACGATAAATGTTCATCTAGGTCCATACAGCCCTATGTCTTCTCACTCCTCCGTTCCGCAACAGGACGAGCAGGAGAAATATCAACCAGTTGAAGGCCTCAATGTGGTAGTGTCTGTCCTTCGATACGTAGAAGTCGCAGTAGCGGAGTTTCCGGACATCAAGGAGAAGGAAAGCTGGGGGATGATGTTAGCATGGGACACTCTTTCCGCTGGTCTTCTACACAAGAGGAATCAAGCTCCTTCTGCGACTCCCTACAGCTCTGTCCAGAGGTTTCCCATTTTCCGACAACAACGGTCCAGCTTCAACCAGTATGATCAGCAATCTGGGTACTCCCATTCCCCTTACTATAATCCTCCTACAATCAGGTCACACCCATGGTGATTCTTGTGAACACTCTAACACGTGTCAGAGAGTTCGATAACTATACTCTATCATTAAGAAAAAATTGAGACATCTTCTCAAAACTATATATCAGCCATGCCTCGTATGCCCATTCCTCCTCGTCCCACTCAGTACATTGTGATGCCTCCAGGACATGGAAAGACTGTGTTGCACGGAATGATGGGTTGTGTCTTCGAAGTCGATCAGATAGTTGGAACTCGTGAGACAGCTGAATTGTCCGACCTCCGTGACAAGGCCAAGGAGTCTGGAACTTGGGACGAATATGACACCTGCAGAGGCAAACTTCTTGCAAAGAAGGCCCCGCCTCATTCTATCATCATGGTCCAGTCATACAAGACTGGTGAAGCTGCCGGATTCCACCTTCTCGCATCTGTATACTTGGAGAAGCTTGTGTGGGAGGCCAATCTGAGGAACCGAAAGGGATCTGTTGAGGAGTATTATAGTTGCTGGGAGGCAGTCAAGCGAAACAATGGGTACTTTTCCATGAACAACAAGGACACCACCTGCTATATCACCAATGTAGTAGACGCCTTTCTTGAACTAAGCCCGCTAGGTCATCGGAGGGAGTGTGTTCATGGCTGTTGCAACTGAGATGGCAATCTGTGTTGTTTAAGAAAAAAGAATAGTGAGACATTTAACGAAACTATTAGTGTGCCCTCAGTTCAATTATCTCCCTGCACCAAGATATCATAGTGTCAAAAGTATCACTAACCTGACTGTTGGATCATGTCCTCCCTTCGTGAGATACTTGACGCAAAGCGCAACAACCGAGGGGCTAAGAAGACCGAGTCGGGTACACCTCGTAGCACAACGTCCGCAGCTAGCAGCCACTCTAGCACGCGTGTCAAATCAGCGGGACTTCCGCAACTTCCTGATCACGAGGAATTGTCGAAGCCCCTTGTTCCAGATCCGCTATTTAACGCGACTAGCAACTCGATTGGAGTCGCGCAGTCACTGCGATCATACAGAGAGAAGCGAGCAGCATCTCGTCCAGGATCTGAGATAGGACCTTCAGACTCTCAATCTAATGTAACCGGGATGACATCTGCATCTGTGATTGAGCTGATGGAGGAACTTAACTTGACCAAGACAGCTCTCAAAGCAATTCAAGAGGAGAACAAGGAGATTAGCAAATCTAACAATGAGATCAAGGAGACTCTTCTTCTCATGAGAGAGGAATTCAAGAGAAGGTAGGTACTTCTGAGGACTAGGCAGTGCTCCTTACTCAGTTTCTGTCCCGACTTGAAGCTCCACCATCTCCGGCCTGGTTAGCACAACTCTTTTGATGCAATTATTCCACTCATTAGGTTATTACGTATGGTTAAACTCTGGCTTTAAGAAAAAAAACCCCGTTGAGACATCCAATTTAAAGAAATTTGAATGTTTCACTCAACAAAGTACTTAACTATCTGTCAATCACGATATCATCACACTAGTTATGTCATACCCGGAAACCACTCTCTCCAGTCCACTTCTTGAAGCCGCCTATGACCAGTTCTTCTCAGAGATCACGACCCCTACTCCTAAGAGATCAACTGAAGTTCATCGCTTAGTATACCAACTGACTCTCGACCACAAGGATGTTCTCCCAGAGCTTATCGTCAGACACTCCCCATGGATGACGCCGAGTTTGTCTCTGATCGGCACCAAAGACAACAGGGTGACTCTGGAAATGGCTCACGGAGGGCTAGACGGTTCTGCAGACTTTCTTGCCAAGTACATGTCTGCCTTACGAAAGGGGTTCAAGGCAACGAGTGGACTTGACGTCGCAGGAATTAGTCGCATAAACTCCACTGATCCACTATCTACTCCGGTGCTAGAGAGCTATCGCAACGCCTTCTATTGGGTCAACCTAGTCGAGGCCTGTGTCAAGTCATCGACGACTGGGATCTGGACAGGAATTATGAACGCTCTATGTTGTAGACGATTCGCCCTGGTTCAGCATGATGGAAAATGGGTACTGCTTACCTATGACGTGGTACTAATGATGAAGGACATGATGTACTCAAGATTCTTGATCGAATCACTTGGAAGTATCGATCCAGAGCGAACGCACCTCCACCGAAATCTCACAAGGTTCACTGATTGGGGAAACGAGGTCCTTCTCACCTACGGCAACAATGGATATGACCTGATCAAAAGCATCGAAGCCCTGACAAAGGTACGACTCATCCAACTAACAGAGAAATGGCTTGATGCCGACTCACAGGCGAATGAGATGGTTCAGAAGTATGTGACTCGAGAAAAAGCTATGAATGGGTTCGGAACTTGTGTAAGTCGACTATGGAACTTCATTGCCTCCATCAACAGCACCCTTCAGATAGGAGAGATCTTTGGATTCCTCAAGTTACTCGGGCATCCTTATGTCGACCCCCGCTCCGGTTGCAGAAAAGTTCAAGACCTTCTTAACACTCCTGACTATAAGAATCCTGCCGCATGCTCTGCTCTTGGATGGAGCTTCTGTCATATCTATACTCGCGGTTACTTAAGCTCGAAAGGGGAGTGGCCGAGAATGATCTTTCGTCCAACTCCCAGCGGCCCATGTAAGCTTGAGAGGCTCATGAAACGAAATCAACCGTCTCTCGCCTTCGGATTCACCCAGTATGATGCCTCTGACTGGGAGTACGCTACATTCCTTCCGCATCAGAACTTTAGCATCGGGGAGGACATCCTTGAATTAATGTCTGATCGGGCTATCTCATACCCCCGCGACGAATTCGATGCGGTCTGGTACGGAAAACTTGACTATGCTCCTCCCAAGCCGACGAGATCGAAGCGAGCCCTTGAAGAACTCCTGACCATGGAATCACTAGATATGTCTGAAGTTGTCGACATAGTCAAAAGCGGCAATATCCCTGAGGCATGGAAGATTGTGGCAGTGAGCCCTAAAGAGAGGGAGATGAAGAGGGACCCAAGAATGTTCGCAAAGATGGTGCTTGAGATGCGTTCTTTCTTTGTTCTTGCCGAGAAGAACTTAAAAGATGGAGTATTTAAGTTCGTAAAGGAGCAAACTATGACACTTAACCGCCAAGAACTTCTCAGCCGCTTTCTCGACGTCACGAAGGAAGGAGGAACCCGCTTGGTCAAACTCTTCGTAGAGATCGACTTCTCCTCATGGAACCTTCATTTCGACGCTCTCAACATGGATCCTATCGGAGTTCGTCTGAACGAGATATATGGACAACCTGGCGTTTATACTGCTGTGCATCGATTCTTTCAAGATTGTCTCATTGTCATGGACAACGCCGACTATCCTCCTGATGGGTTGGACGCAAGCACGCGTGAGTCAGTGCTCAATGGAACAATGTATCTTGACACCGTATGGGGGGGACATGACCGGGGATTTGAAGGAATAGCGCAAGGACCGTGGACCTTGGCAACGGTTGCACTAGGCCACATGGCTGTTCAACATCTTGGAATCCCGTTTGTGATGAATGGTCAGGGGGACAATCAAGTATATTGCTTCGAGGTCTATGTACCAGATGATATAACAGAGTCACAGACCCGTAGTTACATCCGTCAACTGGAGAACACAGTCCTGCGGCGTCTTGAAACAACCGCCCATTCAGTGGGGCATGAAATAAAGCCTGAGGAGTGCATGTGCTCAACTGCTTTCTTTTCTTATGGGAAAGAGATGTTTGCTGGTGGAAGTTACCTTCCGTGCCTCCCTAAGTTCATATCTCGGATGTTCCCTACAACATCATCAGATTCTCCTAGCATCTATGAGTACATCTCAACAGTGTCATCCGGAGGAACCGCCTCTACCGAAAAGAGCAATGTGTCGCTTCCATGCCTCGCCCTGACCAAGTTCATAGAGAGTATCACAGTCAGACGTGAGTTTAAGAGATCAATTCTCCACGGCCCACACCTTAAGGATGAAATGGAGAGACTGTCTGGGAAGAATCAACTGGTTGAGGACGTCTACCTGAACCTTCTCTGCACTATTCCGAGTAATCTTGGTGGTCTCCCGATATCGTCTCCCCTCGAGTTTCTCTACCGAGGGCACTCGGATCCTCTTGCTTCAAGTATGGCAGGACTCGATCTTCTCCAAGAGCTGCCTGGAGTAAAGCAGTACCAGCGGTGCTTACGACGCGGGATCTTCAGGAAGCGTAATCCAGATATAACCGGCCTCATCATGGACCCATACTCTATACCACTCGATCGTGCGTCTCCAAGCAGCAGTTCGGTCACTTCTCACGTGACTCCAGTGCTGCTTGACAAAATCAAGAATCGTGATCTTGCAGATCTAAAGATCGTGGCGTCTGAGGAGCACAGACAGGCCCTCATGGAGTGGATGGGGTCAATCAAGCCAGTTTATCCGAAAATTCTACATGAACTCTACAAGGGATCACCATTCGGAGTTCTGGACGGTCTCGCAGCACGATTTACAAACACACGAACTCTCAAGTCTCTGGCAAAAGGGACCGGTGAGGACCTTGCTGGTCTATCTGTCCGTGCTGATCTGCGCTATATGAAAGATGTCGTCTCGCGGATCTCGTGGGTATTCAAGATCGGGTATGATGATCTAGACCAGCGATGTGAGTCTTTTGCCCCTTATGGCCAGCTCTGCGTAATGCGGCGCGACTGGGGACTAGGAGAGTTGGAGGGAGTTACAAATATTCATCCCATCAACTGCGGAAGGATTTTGCGCATGCCCGAGGAAGCTTCCGATCTACATGGCGACTGTGAGGTCATCGTCATGTGTCAGTCAGGAAATTCAACCACATGTGGAACCACACGAGGACCTCTTATTCCTTTCCTGGGAACAAAAACTGACGACAAATCGGTAGGCAAATGGGTCCGACCAGTGGACTCTTCCCCTCCACTCCGTGATCTGCTCCGTATCTTGACCATCCAGGGGAACATGGCCTTACCTAATTCGGCTATATGGGACTCTTTCGACACACTTGCTCAGACTCGTACTAGTCTAGACCTTGATCCGCTCCGGCAATTTATAAAGGTACGGATCGGAGGAACAGATGCGCATCGCCGTCATACCCGAGACGATGAGCGAGGATCATTCTGTAACATGTCAACCAACTGGCCAACAAACCTAGTAGTCTCGACCAACAATGCCGGATCACTCGGTGCGATCGACTACCCATTTGACTTTCAAGAGGCTATAACAGCACTTCAAGGACTCCTAACTTGGGTACTGTTCGACACACCCACCGAAGCACCTTTTGGGTTGGTGCTTCAAGTCGATTTGACAAAGATCTCCCCCATAGCAGACCACATCTTGTCATCTGAGCGTGAATTGAAACTTCCCCCTGGAATGGGAAACTCATACTACCTGACTGTTGATCATGTGACAGTATCATCTCGCGCCCTCACGGCAGCTCAATTTGTTTCACACGATATTATGAGCTTTGTCCCGACAGTGGAAGTTCCTATCAATATGGCGTTGACTTCCCACCTCCTCTCTCATCTCACAGGCAAGATAGCCATAACCTCCAAGTTCGGTCACACATTAGGGAAGATCTCTCATAAGCGCATTATAGATCTTCCTGATCTCAACAAAGTGTCATTCCGGACATTCATATCTTGTTTGGCTTCTGCAGTTCGACTTAAGATCGCATTTGCTGCCTCAATAATTAGCAATGTGAAAACAAGACCAATTCATGATGTCTTGACATCTATGGTGCGCACGGAGGCACGAAGATCAATCCCGAGCTTGTATGGCACTTTACGGGAGTTGGCCGCAGATGAAGACTCTCGCCACTACCTTGTCGGTCTTGGAGAACCAAGCTTAGAACGAGCATTGCCTCGAATTATGGCTCAAGTAATAGATCAGGCAGTAGCGGCAAACCACCGTATTCAGGTGTGCCTGTTCCTCCGAGGGAGCTCATCCGTCTCCCGCTCCCTGTACACATATCTCGGGCAGGAAGTGAGCCGGCTCCTGATCAACGCGGACACAGAGACATTTCCGAAGGTGAAAATGATTACGTACGTCATGACAGAGATCAACAAAGAGGACAGTGAAGTGAACAAGGCCCGACAGCTTCTCAGCTTAATTGTCAGCCTAGGAGGTATGGGTGGAGTTGTGAAGTCTCAAATATCGCCGGAGGAGATTCTACGCCGACTCAGGACGACCGAACTGCCACCTGCAGATTGCACGAAAACCTGCACCTACCGAAGCATCGTCCAACGATCTGCTCATCCACTCTGTACCCCTGGGGAGAACTCGTTGCTTCGCTACTCGATTCCCCGTCTCGACAATCAAGATTTAGTGGAGTCATGGTTGCACAGAGATGACTCTCTTCGTGCAGGAGCTGTCGGGTGGAGCCCGTTACGTGGAGCAGTCGGAAGTGGGATCAGTCAGGTACTCTTAATTGGAACTGGTGATGGGCGCATGGGTGCTGCCTTGGATCCCAACTGGTGTGTGACCGGTGTGGAACTAGGATCAGTACTGGCAAAGCAGGGGCAGGCAATGGTAGATTTTAGGCCACCATACCTCAGTAATACGTTCACTCTCCACCCCTGCAGCTGGGCGCTAGGCGGTGATATCCTGAACCCTCACGTAAAGTCACTGCTCATAACTGAAACAACTCTAGGAGCGTATGATCTCGTCATCATTGATGTTGACCGTGTTCTGCCCATAGATAGACTCACTATTAGATCCGAATTTGCTGCTGCTGGAGCACAGGCCTACTGCCGTGTCCTCATAAATGACGGCGACGTAGGCCAGTTCTTGGAGTCATACTATGCTTATCGTTCCCAAGAGGACTGGATTTGGACTTCGGAGATCTATCCTTATCGAGAATTTTACCTAGGAGGATCAGAAGAACCAGTAGGAATGTACCCGGCAGTGAATGCAGTAGACAGGGTGCGTCAATCTGTTCCGTGTGTCATGTGCTCTGATGTGACAGTCTCATATCGCGACCCGGTAAGCATCAGTGAGCATGTGTTCACCCTCACTGGAGACGTTACTGGGCCTGAGACTCTTCCGTTGACAATCAGTCGCTGTGCTGCGATCAAGTCATACCTCCCCCTCTACATTGAATCAACACTCCAAGTTGTCTATGCTCTGATCCAGCACGGTTGTCCTCGCCGAAGAATTCGGTCACTTGTGATCCTAGACAAGATGAACTTGATACAAGCCAGTTAGTCTGTGATCAGGAACAGCGCACAGCAGATCTAACCACTATCGTGAACTTATTCCCCTCTGGTGACTTCTACCTAAGTTATTCAAATTTTATTAGAAAAAAACTGACTCCGCCTCCCCAAGAAGGCCGGAGCATCAGAGTTAAGCTCATCCAGCCTCACCTGTCAGCCAGCGCAAGCCACGTCACAGCAAGAAAGCCCCCAGGACTCCTGCATTCTGAATCAGGCCCCAAGCCTCGGACCCATACCAGAGGGACACAACGTTCGCAATTCTAGCACCTTGCCCCAACCATAGCGTCAGGTTAGACACGAGACACGTAACAACAACGACCCGTGTTTTAC